TGAATTAGTAGGATATTTAATAGCAAAGAAGCGATTAATCATAAAGTGATGTCGCTTCTTTGTATGGTTTTTTATATTCTCGAATTGAGAACGCTTTGTAAACATTATTTTTACAAAGTCAAATAACTTAGTATCATCTAGCATATTACTTATATGTTCTTAAAGAGTAAAGTTTACCCTATTAAAGTGTTAAATGCATGTTGATATGCATCTACTTTTGAAAAATTATGAAGAGCTTCAATTTTGTTTGCAAGATCTATAACTTCTGGTTTTAGATTATGTGCATTTGCTTCTGCTAATATTTCTTCTATTTGAATATAATCAGTTAGTGTCATATTAGAACAACTTTTTAGTTGGATCTTTCTTTATGTTCTTAGTTTTCTTACCTACTAATTTCATAGGCTTAACCTTTTCTTCTTTTGGAATATCCATGCCAGCAAACGGATCTGGAGCATAACTTGATTTACCCTCTAGCCAACCAGTACCTTCTAGTATTTTTTCCATGTCCTGTACAACTTCAATGCTATCTAAGGCACCTTCCCAATCTTTTTCTATAGCACTATAGATTGCACGTTGAATTGAATCTGGTATAGTTCTATTATGTAATAACATTAGTGCAATATTATTAGTAAGGTTGTTTTTAATAAGGTTTGTAGAAGTACGACCAATAACTCGGTATATTATATCAACTAATCTGTCTTTTTGTTCTTCTGAAAACAAGTAGTCAATCTTAAAGGTTTCACCCTCTTTAATAAACTGCTCATATATTTTAGTTGCAAGCTTATCTGTAATTGAATAGCTACGCAATTTACCGCCTTTCATTTCTTTTTGCCATGTAACAACAGAAGGAATATTATCGGATTTGTCACCTGTAAGAATCTTAATAAAGATAAACTTTTCACAATCAACTTCTGTAGTTTCTATCTTATTAGCAATAGTCCAGTCTAGTATTTGTTTTTGATAACGATCTCGCATCATGTGTTGACCGCCCATATTAAATAGCATATCATCTTCTGACATATCTGCAGCTGCCGATTCTATCATATCTTGCATAAAACCTTCATAAGCATATAATGACTTTTTAGTATTGTAATACCAAATCGTATGAGCGTCATTAGCTTTTGAATAGTTTACTAATTGGATAAGGTCTCTATCACCTGTCCAAACTAGACAAGATTTACCACGATTATTTAGCATAGTTGACCAACCGAATAGAACATCATCCGCTTCTGCACCTTGTATTTGGTGTACAACTACACCTTTAGTTGCAAGTATTTCTTGCCATGCTTCATAGACTTCATATACTGCTGACCATTCAACATTACTATTTGGTTTACGAGTGCCTTTATAGCCGGCATCCGGATATAAGTCCTTACGCCAAGACTTTGAATCTACTGTAAGAACTACGTCATCTACAAAACCACCAAGCTTACGCATCTCTGATGCAAAGTCAATTGATAGCTTGCGCATAAATTGTTTCTTTTGTTTATCATCACCCAACAGCTTGCCTGTTTTAGGTTTTGGTAAAACAAATAATCTGCTAAAAACAAAATAGTTTCCGTCGATTAATAATGTGTGTTTTCCCACTTTCATTTTTATTCTTATTAAGAAAGGCTCTGCCTTTATGTTACAGTACTAATATAAACAAAATAATTGACATAAAAAAATCTAGAGGCAATTATTTTGCAAAAACTTTAGGAGTTAATAATACTTTGTATCTCATATACACAACTTAACATTGTTATTACCGGATCGATTACGTGTACTCTCTGAGCTTGATGTTTTGCTACAGTAACAATAATCTGTGGTATAAATTTAATATAAGCAGATTTCTCCTGTTGTATATATTCTACAAACTCTTCGCCTAATGTTTGTAAGATATCATCTACTTTATTTGCATAATTACTTACTAGTAATTGATAATTTTTTGCTGGGTCTGTTTCGTTAAATACTAATTCAAATACATCTTTATAGACAGAGTTAAATTTCTTAACATCTTCTACTGTAATATTAGTATTGCCCTGAGTTTTATAACCCTGTAATTTATTAAGAGTACTTCTTAAGTCTGGAAAGTTTCTACGTACAAATTCTACCAAAGCTGGTTTCTCAATTGTCATACCTTCTTTACCACAGATCTCATAAACTCTTTTAATATATTTCTTAGTTAGCTCAGTCTCTTCGTCTTTATCAAAGTCAAAATTAATAACTTCAAATCTACTAAGTATTGGATCTGGTAATTTATTAATATAATTACAGGTTGCAATAAATCTAGAATTAGATGCAAATTGCTCCATAGTAGCACGAAGTGCTTTAAAGAACTGATCTGATACACCATCTACCTCATCAAGAATAACCACCTTAAACATACCAGCTTTATCAATGATTGAAACTGTAGAACAGAAGTCTATAATCTTAGTTCTAATTACATCAACTGACGTGTCTGTGGACGCGTTAATATAAAGATAAGGTAATTCAAATTGATTTACTATGGCTTTTGCACAAGAAGTCTTACCAGTACCTGGCGAACCTGCAAATAACATATTTTGTACTAGTCCATCATTGAACTTATTCATAACACGCCCAGGAAGAATTAGTTCTTCTAAATTCTTTGGACGATATTTCTCTGTAAAGAGTTGATTTATTGATTGCATATACTACTTATTTTGTAGATTATATGGAATAGTCATCTAAAGTTTCACGAATAAATACTATATGGCAAAATCATATTTTAATATAGAAATTAAACGCACCAGTGGATCTTATCCAAAAAACCGCTATGGAATCATTCTTAAGCCGCTGATGAAGTTATATAGAAAATTCCTAGTAGAACATCGCCATATAAAAGAATGGTCTCAGGACGATCGTTTCGTACATTGTGTTCTACGAATGCAGAGGCCTGCTGTTAAAAACAGTAGCATGTTAAAAACTTATTTTGATTGGGAAAGCCTTACACCAGTATCTAAGGTACAATTACATCAAAATTATAACGAAGTAGATTGGGTTTGTGCAATTAGTTTAAAACCAATAAGAGCTAAGTTTATGAACTTTGATCCTAAGAACTTTTTACACCCGGAATACTATGATGTTTTAGAGGCTCCAATGATTGATAGTAGAATACTTAAATCTTCTGTTGAGTTTCGCCATAAATGTAAAAAACTCCTACTCGAAGAACGAGAGGAGTTTCTTAAACTTGCTAAAAAGAACGCTAAACGCTCTCTTTAATCTTACATTAATTTTGAGAATTTTTGTGCTATAGTTAATCCTTCATCTAACTTAATAGTTTTAGGTAACTCTTCTTTTGCTTCTTCTACAAATTCTTCAGCGTTTTCTTCATCTTCCTTAGAAACATCTTCTACTGGATATTCTTCGTCGCCTACTTTAAATGTTTTCTCACCTTTTGCAATTGCTTCTGCTCTTGCAGCTCCGAATTCATTTCCTTCTTCGATTTCTACTGATTCAAATTGTAAAGAATCAATTCTGATATTCATTGAAGCCATTTCCATTGGGTCTGTACCATCTTCGTAGTCCACTGTTGCAAATAGTTCACCCATTTCTATGATTTTAAATCTTCCAGGGAATCTAACATTCTCACCGTAAACTGTTTCACCTTTCTCAACAGCTTTCATAGCTTTCTTTAATTTAGGGTGTAAACCTTCGTTTACGTCTTCAGTTTCTACTGATTCAAATTGTAATTTATCAATAGCAATGTTCATTGCAGCCATATCAAATGCGTCTGTACCGTCTTCATAGTCTACAGTAGCCATATTACCTGCTTTGTTAAAAGATAAAATCTTAAATCTTCCAGGGAATCTAATGTTTTCACCATAAACTGTTTCGCCTTTTTCGACAGCCTTTATAGCTTTCTTAATTTTAGGATTAATACCTTCGTTTACGTCTTCGATTTCTACTGATTCAAATTGTAATTTATCAATAGCAATGTTCAGTGAATCCATGTACATTTGGCCTGTACCATCTTCGTAGTCTACTTTTGAGTTTATATCTCCAAGTTCTACGATTTTAAATCTTCCAGGAAATCTAACGTTTTCTGCGTAAACAGTTTCACCTTGTTCGATAGCCTTTTTAGCTTTCTTTAATTCCTTTTTTTGCTTTTTAAGATATGCGTCGAAGTTAGGGTGATTTTCATTTACTTCTAAAGATTCATTAGACTGTTCTTTACCAAAATAGAATTCTTCTCCTTCATCTTCTCCTTCAGCGTTTTTAGCTCTAAATGGACCTTGCTTTTCTATCCATTTGTCTTTGCCCTGTATTGTGTTACCATCTGCATCAGTTTTCTCTGGGTGTTTATCATCTTGTGTGCCCGCAGGAATCTTTTTAAGAGTACCATAGGTTTCTTCGCCGATAGCTTCTTTAGCTACATCTTCAACAGATTTAGCCTCACCGGTAGGAGTATTTTCAAGATCTTTAATAGCTTGGTCAACACCATTTTCTACTTCTATTGCCTTTTTAATTGGACTAAATTCTTCTGCTGAAATAAATCCTTCTTCACCACCCCATTTAGGTATTAATGCTCCAAGCTTATAACCACCATCTACTTCTTGTGCAGCATCAGCGTCTCCACCTGCTAGTGTAATTAATGATTTAGTTGTTACCTTAGGTGCAGCAGCAACTTTATCATGTAATGCTTTTTTAGCTTTCCATTCTTCTCCGGATGCTTTTTTAACTGCAGCGGATAATTTTTTAGCAGTTTCTAAGTTCTTTTTAGCTTCTTCCTTATCTTCATCACCCTTTGCTTTTGTGAATAAGTTTAAAATTTCAGTTTCTATTAAAAAGCTAAGAGTTTGATCAATTCCTAAACTCTCTCCAAGATTATACTGAGGAACTGCAGAAGTAATTTCCGCTTCTACTTTGCTAACCTCGGTTCTAGCTTTAGTAAATGCCTCAATTTCTGCCATAAATGGCTGCATACCTTTTAGTTCTGCTATTTCATCCGCAGATACATCCTTACCGGCCGCGATTTTGTCATCAATAGCTTTTCTATCTGCTGCAAGTTCTTCTAATTCAGTTTTGGCCGCTATTGCTCTCTCCTTTTCCCCCTTTTTAATTAACAGTTCAGCTTTAGACTTTAGTCCTGCTTGTTTTACATCAGAAGTAACTTGAGCTTTCTCTGCAGCTAAAAGTTCTTTTAACTTACCTATTACTTGACCCTCAACTTTAGAGTATTTAGTATTGAATGCTGTAAGTACATCGTCAGCCTTTGCCTTTGTCTTTTCTTTATATGCGGTAATTTTATCTTCTTGAGCACTTAATTTATCTATCTCCTTAGTTATTTTTTCTTTTTGCGGACCTTTGGCTTTTTCTTTCGCAAGTTTCAGCTTGAGCTTAGTTTTAAGTAACCCTTCAGTCTTACTAGCTATTCTGCCGTCAAGAATATTTTGGTCCGCGTCTGTTGCTAATTTCTCAAATTCACCTAACATGCTTTTTGCTCTACCATACATAGCAGTAGACATAATTTGTTTTATTAGGTCATCAAAACTTTCGTTTAGTGTAACATTACCTTCAGACATTTGAGCTGATAGGGTTTCTAGATTAGTTAGGATAGCATCAACATCAGCAATAACTTCAGTTCTAATAGCCTCTCCAGTTTTAGTTTCTGTTTTAACCTCAGCCTTGACCTCAGTATTTACTTTAGCGTTAGATTGAGCATCAAAATCCTCAAGTAACATTAATTTTTTACGTAGTTTCATATTGTTTACTTTTTTGTTTAATGTAAGTATTATTAGATTATATATCCCCTTAATTTTTTGTTTTCTACAAAATAAAAAAAGGCCTTCCAAACGGAAGGCCTTCTTATAAAATATATTCTAATTGTTAGAGTATAACTTCATCTAATTAAAGATTAAAGTGCTACGCCACCAACAAAGAATTTTTGGTATTGAGTTTCAGGATGGAATCCAGCCTCAACTAGAGCGTATCTAGATTTAACAGCTACTTTAGGAGCCATAGTTCCTTCAGCAATTGCTTGTACTGATTCAGCCATTAAGTAAGGCATGAATACTAATCCAGCACCGTTACCGTCACCTTTTCTACCAACTAATACTTCGTGAGCAAGTGTGTCAGCAGTAAAATCAGAATTTGCAGCTAAAACAGTTTCACCATCAAATGGTTGATTTGGATCAGTGTAAACATTTACACCTGCAACAGAACCTACTGGGTAGATTGCTCCTGCAACTTGGTTAAATGTGTTAGCCATTGGGTTTGGTACGAAACCAGCAACTGCTTGTAAAGCTGAAGCAACTTTTGCATCAACTACAGCGAAGTTACCAGCACCTCTACGTCCTCTGTTTGCGATTAAGTTCGCAGCAGCAAGAATGTGAGTAAGGATTCTTCTGTTTACATCACCGTAAGTGTTTCCACCTAAAGTGTAATCTAATGTGAAGTCAGTAATTCCACCTTCAGCGATAGCTCTCATTTTACCTAAAATGTGAGTGTTAATAGACTGAGTTAATTCGTTAGTTAAAACTGCTTCTACTTGAGCAACAGCATCTACACCGAATTGTTTTAAATCTTGTACTTGTTCTCTAGTAACTGCAGCAGCAACTTGGAAAGTTTCAGCAGCAACACTTTTAGAGAATAAAGAAAGACCCATTACTTTGTCAGCAGTTCTTTCACCATCTTCTCTTGTCATTGGTTCGTAACTAGCTTTACCAGCAGATGCACCAGCACCTGAGAATCCAGGAACGTGATCTTCTAATGCAGTAACTAATGCAACATTAGTATAACCAGCAGCTACTAAATCTAACTTTACGTTATCAGCTACTAATGGACCTACTTTGAAAATTGCGTCTCCGTCAATTCTAGATTCACCAACATATTCGTGTGCACCGTTTCCAGCACCTGCAACGATATCTTCTAAATCACCTGTAGCCTTAACATAAGTTGGAGCTGTTCCACCTAATTCAAGAGTTCCACCTTCGTATACGAAATCAAGGTAAGATAATAATCCCATTGGGCCAGCCATTGGAATTACTGGTACTAAGTCTAAACCGATAGTTTGAGCAGCAACTTGCATTGCTAAAGGTAAAAGTGTTGGAGCTTTGTCTCCAGAACCGTTACCACCTGCACCGTTACCGTTTGCACCAGCTCCGTTAGAGATTGCGCTAGGGAATGATACAGCACCCATACCAGCCAAGTTCATTGGACCAGGGTTGTTTGAGAGCGTCATGATGTTCGCGTCCTCATAAAGTTTATGGTTGTGACAGTAAGTCGACATCCATGCTAATTTGCTAGATTCATTGATACCTGTAGCTTCCGAAATGATCGGTGCCCATGTACTTCTGATCTCAGCTTCGTTTAATAAATTTGCCATTTTTAATGATCGTTTTTTTTGTTGTTTATATTCGACATTTATTGGGCTTTCTGCTTCTGTCACCCTTATCGTCGATGTTTTGTTTGTTAATTATATATCTATAAATTATTTGTTAAATCTTTTCTTGAATGCATCTGCATAATTTGATACATCATATAGAGTATCATCTTTAGCTTCAACTTCTTTAGATTCACTAACCATTGCTACTTTCTCCATTTTAACCGGAGCTTCTCTTAAATCTCTAGTTTGCCAGAAATTAGCAACTTGATATTCAGTATTTAAACTATGGTATTTAGATTGTGCTACAATTTGATTCTGCTTAGCTTCTGATAAGTTTGCCCATGCTTCAGCATATTCTGTTGGCATTGCGCTAATGAATAAAGGTTGTTGACCTGCACTTTCTACAATTAGTTGTGCGTTATTCATTAATGATACTATTTCAGATTCTGTCATGAAACCTCTCTTAGAAACAGTATTTCTAACATCAGTCTTAGCAGATTCAGTTAATTCATTATATTTTTCTCTTGTTGTAGAAGATACAACTTTAAAGAATGATGGATTCTCATTCTCTTTTTTAGTTGCAGTTTCAACTAAAGCGTCTAATTTAGAAGAGATTTCATTTTTGTAAGCCTCTAAAGGATCTAATGCTCCTTCTTCGCCTTCAGCTTCTTCATCACCTTCGCCAGCTTCAACTTCTTTAGTTTCATCTTCGATTTCAGAATCAGATGTTTCTGTTTCGTCTTCAAGTTCTTCAGCTTCAGTAGAATCTCCAGTTTCCTCTTCAACATCACCTTCTGGTGCATTATCTCCAATTTCTTCTAGTTCTTCTTCGTCTTTAGTTACAACTTCTTCACCTTCAATTCCGTTTTCTTCACCTTCAACATCACCTTCTTCTGAATTATCACCGATGTTTTCGATTTCTTCTTTATCTTCAGCTTCGTCTTTTCCCTTTGCCGGATCTTCTTCTTCAGTAACCTCTTCAGCAACTTCTTCAGCAACTTCTTTGGCAACTTCTTCGCCTTCAACTTTATCAGCTGCTTCTACCTCTTCTTCTTTAGCTTCTTCAGCTTCAGCGTTAATTTCAACTTCTTCTTCTACTTCTTCCTCTTCAACTGTCTCGTTTAAAGCTTCAGCAATATATTCAGTGTATTCTGAAACTGACTGTAAATTTTCTTTTAAGTATTCAACATAAGCAACTAAGTTTTCTTTAGATTCAACGCCATCATTATGTGCTTCTGCTAAATAGTTAGCAAAATCTTTTACTTTAGAAACTGCTTCAGATACGTGTTCAGTATAAGAAATGCTTTCATCTAATTTAACAGCAACATGCTCTGAATACTGAATGTTTTGATCAGTTTTTTCAGCAATATGCTCTGAGTACTGAATGTTTTGATCTAATTTTTCGGCTAACATTTCTACATATTCTGTTAATGTATTAACATTATCAACAATATGATTATTATGTGCCTTTACGTTGTTAATATCGGTTGATCCTGTTTTACCATTTTCTCCGATTGATTCTTTAAGTGACTTGATTTCATTTGCAAGGTACTCAGAGTACTTATTGAAATCTTCAGCCTTTACAAAGTCTGCCATGTTTTTGTTTTCTTTTATTTGTATGTTTGTGTTTTGATTTTCAATATTTTCAACTAAAGTTGGAGCGTCTTTGTGCATTTCATAAATAAAAAGACTATCATCATTAGAATAACCGTATGATTCATTAACTCTAGTTAGCTCTGCATTTTCAAATCCAGGATCTGCAACTAAATCATAAGTAAATAATTGCTTAATTTTAACCTTACCATTAGATTCTACCGCACCTGCAGCTCTAGAAGAAATCTGTAAAGGTACTCCAGCATCTACAAGAGCTTTAGCCTGACGACCAGCATCTGTATCTAATAATCTGATTTTACCTCTTACTTCTTTAGATTCTTTATCATAGAATAATTCTTCTACAACGTGAGATACATTCTTTAAAGATGTATCAAATTGTGTCGGGTGGTCTAATTCTCCTAAAAGCTTAGAAGACTGAATTTTAGCTTGTAGAGCCTCAATCTGAGGAACATATTCGCTCTCAGTATAGATTCTATTGTTTCTGTTTTTTTGATCTATTTGACCAAAAACACCTTCTAAAACATAGTCTTTGTTTTCAGAAGCCACCGCCGTTAATGCAGATGTTGACTTCTCAACAATCAGCAAATTATGCTTATTTTTCATATTTGGTGTTTTTCTTATTTTTAATATATATCATCATTTATTATCGAAATATCATGGTATTATATCCCGGCTAGCGGGTCGTCCTCTTCTCCCTCTCCTTCAGCGTCGCCTTCTTCCTCTTTTTCCTTCTCAGCTTCTTCCGTTTTATAATCATTATACATCTTTACAAGTTGGTCAATTTCACCCTCTGCAAATGCACCTTCGCCATACTCATCATAGAAATATTGCTTGAATTCTTTCTCAGTAGACTTAGCTAAAATACTTCCTAGAATCTCTGCTGATTTAATGCTTTTACCAGAATCCAGTTTTACGTCATCAATATAAAGATCAGATTCTTCTCCGGCCTTTAAAGCGTCTTCTTGTACTCTAGTTGAGATAAAATCCTCAAATGTTTTTAAATTTTTCATATTTTATATATCTTTTTCAATTATTTAATATTAAAAGCCCATTCCGTCGTCTTCCTCTTCTGGCTCTTCAGCCTCTTCTTTTGACTTTTTAGATTTAGCAGCCTCATTAGCTCTAATCTCATCATCAGAAAGTTTTAAGTACTTTTTAACTAAATACTCTTGATCGAAATAGTATTCTTCTTCCATAGTCTCTTGGTTAGTTGTCATTAGAGAGTCTCTCATATTACCAATAAACTCTAATCTCATTCCCATGATTTCCATGTTCTTCATTTCAGCAAATACATTCTCTTCATTAAATCTAAGTGCTACTTGAGTTTTAAATTGAGGATCGTTAGTGAACTCTGGATATTTAAGACACATTTGTATAAATAGAGGCTTAACAAGAATTTCTTGGAATGTAGATCTTAAACGCTTGATAAACTTACCAAACTTAATCTCATCTCTAATCATACCATCTGCTGCTAAGTTAAAATCTCCACCACCATCTTCATATAAGAATCTTGAGTAAGGAATTTTAGAAACATGTTTTAATTTATCTGAGAAATATTTAAGTGCTTCAGTGTCATTTAATTCTGGACCTTCACCACCAATAGTTTCAATCTCTGGAGATTCTCCCTCTTTACTTGGTAACCAATATTCTTTACTAAATTGTAGCATTGGCTTACCATCAGTTGAAAGTGAAGCTGATTCCCAATCAAAGTCAACAGTCTCTTTATATGAATTCATTAATTGTGCAAGTGATTGTCTTGCTCTTGTTTTAGATTTACCACCAACCGGGATAATAAACTTCATTCTGAATGAAGCATTTGTTACAGCCCAGATTACTCTGGTATGTTCCATGATTCTTAACAAGTTAAATGCTCTTACTAATCTCTCAACATAACTAACTCTACTTGCAGTTGTTATAGAAGAATAAGAAATATAAATTACTTGTGAGTCATAAAGTTTTCTTTCTCGAACTGGATCGTCTTTATATTGTACCCAAACTTTCTTACCATCATCATGATTATAACCTGGTATAATTGTTGTTGGATCTAATTCTTTAAATCCAATAATCTCTTTTTGGTCTGGGGAATAAATAATCTCAAACGATAGATAACCATCTACTAAGAATTTTCTATAATAGTACCAAGCTGATTGGTCTGTGTTAAATCCAAAGTAGTGATAGATTTGTCTAAAGTATTTGTTAAGGTCTTTTTCAACCTGCTCAGATATATCTAGACCTAAAATTTCAGGTTGACAGAAGAAGTTTTTTTCATCATATACAATAGTCTCATCACAAAGTATATCTAATATATCTTCAACCTCATCATTTTGTGAAAACTTTCTAAGCTCATCTCTTTTGCTAGCATATTCATTATCAAAAAACGGAATATTCTTTTTAAGATTAATGTCGGTCATTGACATGGCTGCAAATGCTCCATAGATGTCATCATTGTCTAAACCAAGCGGATTAATTTGGCCATAGCCTATTTCTGCTTCCATTGGTCCAATAGCCTGTGACTGTCTTAAAACGAGGTCATCGTATCTCATACCAAATGACGAGAGAGTCTTTAAAGCATTGGAAATGCTAAAAGGCCTGCTGTTAGTACTTAACGGTCCGTTTCTATTTTCTGTGAATCCTGCCATAATATCTTATTATTCTATTCTAATTATATATCTTTATTCTTTAAGTAGTTACTAAACTGCTGTCTAAGCTCGTTAACTGTGATGCCTTCTAACTCTAAAAAGTCACACATTGCTATTTGAGCCCAGTTTTCATAAGAGACTACTTTTTGATTTTGTTTAAGGTTTGGAATATATTGTCTGATTGCAAAACCTAGGCCAAAATCATCTAAAAACTTTTTAGCTCCTTTATAATCTAATTTTATTGGAGCTTGTGTTTTTGCATTATACATTTTATTACCAGATGAAGCTGATTTAATTAAACCTTTCATTCTTTCATAAATTAAATCTAATAAATCTTCTTTAACATCAACTGGTAATAGGTTTAAATTAATACCACAATCATTTCCAGCATCTGTTGGATCTAATGCTAACACTACTGGGTTTTTATCCCACCATGGTAGTGTTGCAATATGTTTAGGTTTATCATATCTAAATACATAGATCATACCTGGTTTAAATGGATCTCTAGTAAATGCAACAGAATTATCGCGCATTGCTATAGATGCTTTTTCAAACCACAATCTAGACTTAAGCATAGCCTTCGTCTTACTGCGATTTTCTTTAATTAACTCCTTTATGTCGTTTTTAATTTTACCCATTTATTTTAACGTCTTCTCTGTTAAGACTATAAACCTCCAACCTCTATTTTCTGCCCATGCTTTAGCATATACATATTTATCACGATTTTTTATAAACTGCTCTGCCAAAAACTTATATGACTTAAGTGCCTTTTGTGATTTTTTAGTAGGAGGGCTTGGTTTTTTAATTTGCGCCTCTGGTTTTATTTCTACTAAAAATTCTTCGAAGCCTTCTTCAGTTTTTGTCTTCATATAAAAATCAGGATAGTATTTATGTTCTCTTTTATCAAATGACCATATATACTTAATCTCTACAGGCTCACTAGACCACTTTACTACATTATCTTTATTATCACACATTATCATAAACTTGCGTTCCCACGAGGATCTATATATGATTGGTGTAGGTCCAATATACTTTTCTGGATTTTTTGGATTGTAATAACCTTGTATAAATCCTGAATTTTGACTAGGCTGTAGATTTTTTATTGACATTTAAATGTTAAACATTCCACCGTCGCTATCTGATCCAGATGTATTAACTCTATCAATAGACATTGTGTTTTTATATTTTACTGGGTGTATCTTATTCCAACCTTTAGCATATCCTCTTTTTGCAATCTCTGTAAAATAGGCAAATGCATTAGGGTATTTAGGATTGAAATTTCTCCAGTATTTTAATAGATCTAATAATGCAAACTGAAGGCAATCATTACGATCATCTCCACTCACATAAGTCAATTTATTTATTGTTCGTTCTGCAAGTAATATAAACATTTTTTCTGCAGTTGGAGTTAGTTTATCTAACTCTTTAGACTTTACAATCTCATTATAAAGGTCTTTGTTATTTAAATAATTCTTTTTTCTAGGCACGTTATCTTTAGTTTGTTTACTATTATATGCAAAAAAACCCACTTGTTTCCAAGTGGGTTTTAAACCATTATTTTAAATACTGCTTATGCAATTTCTTCAGCAGGTAATACTATTTTAAATTTTTCAATTCTCATTGGTTCGTCTCCAGCGAATACTGTTAAAATATCATCCTTTGCAGCTGATGTATATTCTAGTGCATCAACCTTAACTTCAGCATCTTGATTAAGTCCTTCAGTTTTAGATTTAATAGTAGCTGTAACATAACCATCACTTCTATTTAAAACAGATTCTGATTGTAGACTATTTATTTCTTCTTGGATTCTATCGATTTCAGAATTTAATAAAGTATCTGCAGCTTTGATTTCTGGAATATTTCTATCTGCTTCATCTAGCCTTCCTTTTTGATCTTTTAAAAATGCAATCATCTCAAACATTGTTTGAATTTTAGCATTCTTTTCAGCTCGCCTCTCTTTAAACGATTCAAGAATATCTTCAACCATAAATGTAATATCGGAACCCGTTTCTTCTGCAACATATTCAATTGCAGCATCTGCTAACATTTTTTGAAACTTAACAATTTGTGTAGTCTCGTTAATTCTGCAAACAAAAATATTATTATCTGCTCTCATTGTTAACATTTTTACATTCTTGTCAATAGACTCTGTAATAAATTCTAAAACTTTATAGCTTTCAAAGTTTTTACCTGCAAAACTAAAAGTTTCAAAAAGAGATTTATCTTCATATCTAATTTGGCCTGCAGCAAATACATGCTCGGTAACATTTTCTGAAAGGATCTCAGTAGCATTAGCAAAGAATTTATTCTCATTAGCATCATATTTAAAATGTATTGCTAATGGACCTCTTTTAATTTCTTGTATACTAGATTCTACTAATTTTATTTCTTTTTTAAGTTCAGTTACTGCCTTATTAGCACCACTTTTACTTTGTGTTGATTTAGATTCATTTAAGAACTCTAATTTATTAGTTAATTCTAACAACATATCATAGTTAGAAGTTGCATTTTCATTTATTTTACTAACTTTAGATTTAGAATTAAAATCATAATAGAACTCAATTCCACTTTCATTAATAGTAAAAAGGTTTAATGCATTGACTAGTGTTTTAAATTCATTAGAAGTATTATTAAAACCTTCTACGACATTTCCAGTCATTTTAAAATCTTGCCCAGACGCATGAAAAACAAAACCGTGGTTATGTTTTAATACTGGTGAGATTATGTTTTTATTTAGTTTTGCCATCTTAATTAAGATTTTTTATTTTTTTATATATCTTGTTTTTTATTCATTAAATGGAAGTTCTCTACCGGTAACGTTATAATCATCGCCAAGTAATGTTTTATCATCCTCTGTCGTACCCGGTTTATTTACCTTAGAATTACCCATAGTAAATATTCTATTATCATTAGGTCTTCTTCTGCTAGTTCTAATTAAACTAACGCTTTCTTCATATAATCCTGGTAGATCTTCTTCAGTTGGTGTATAATTTGTTGCAGTTTGAACCCATGTATCTTCGCCATCCCATTGCCAAACACTTCCATCAGCATCATAATATAAATTACCAGTTCCGGGTGATGTTGGTTCTTCACCAGATCCCGGGTCTGTGTCAGGGATTACTATACCTGAAATATATTTATTTGGATCACCATAATTAGAAGTGATTGCACTATTATCGCTATAGTCCCTTCTAATAAACTTAGTATAAATATCTTCTTCAAAATCAAATGAAGGTATAAATGAATTTATTTCTAAGCTAAAAGTTACTTTATGATTTTGTTTGTCATCAAATCCATATTCTACAGGTCTTTCTTGTGTATAATCTTCTGGCATCATATACTCAGAAGAGATTCTATATGTACCCTCGTCTAAGTGTCCAGCATCTACATTATAGAAATTAGCCTTATACATTTTTTTAATAATAGCCTCAGTAACCTTAAACATATCTAATTGACTAGATAGTATAATTTCAATATCAACACCTAGATTAACTGGAATCATTTCAAACTCTGCCACAAAACCTTTAAATTCACCATTTGGTGTAATCATATTATATTGACCTAAGTTTCTTTTATTAACTAACTTAGATGGATCTATTGCAATACTAGTTAGATTAACAATACCTCTTGGTACTCTATCATAGTTACCATCTGCCTTTATTGGATCCGGGTCACAATTTTCACCATTTAATGTACTAAATAGAAAG